AAGGCAATTGCAGAGCTTCGCGAGAAGCTTGATGCGGAGCGTCGGGCGCGTATCGAGGCCGAAAATCGCGCGCGCATGGCGAGTAGCGAGGTCGATGACACCAATCTCCAGCTTGTGACTGGCGCGATTGAGACGATGCAGCGTGAGCAGGGCATCCTCAAGGGCCAGTTCAAGGAGGCAATGTCGGTTGGCGACTACGACAAGGCTGCTGAAATTCAGGAAGCCATGTCGAACAACGCCGCGAAGCTGCTTCAGCTTGAGAACGGCAAGGAGGCTATGAAGTCAAAGCCTCGTCAGGAGCCTGTTCAGAGGTCTTCTGATCCTGTCGAAGCGTTCGCATCGCAGCTTTCGCCTCGTTCTGCTGACTGGGTTCGCAAAAATCCTCAGTTCGTGACCGATCCGCGCCTCAATCAGAAGATGATTGCGGCTCACAACATTGCTCTTGCCGATGGTCATGTGCCGGATACTGACTCGTACTTCTCTGCCATCGAGGATACGCTCAGGATTCGACGCTCTGAACAGCCTCGCGCAGAGGAAACGACGGAGTCTCCCTTGTCTGCTGCTGCCAAGCCTGTTGCTCGCTCTGTCCCGCCTGCTGCTGCGCCTGCAAATCGCGGTGCAAATGGTCGTGCGAACATCGTTCGACTCACGCGAGCGGAGGCTGATACGGCAAAGATGCTCGGCATGACCGAAACCGAGTACGCGAAGCACAAACTGGCCCTCCAGAAGGAGGGCAAGCTGCCCAATTGAGGAGATAGATCATGGAAAACGTCATCAATCCCGCTGCTCCGACCGTTTCCGAGGCTCCCCGCAGGCGCGGCAGGCCCCCGAGGACTGTCCAGAAGGTCGAGGAGACCGTCGAGGAGCCTGTTGCAGCCGTGCCGAGGGCTGAGATGCGCTCCGAGGTGCGTGAGGAAGATCCGCGCGCCCGTGCTGCTCGTCGTGCAGCGGAGATCCGGGGCCACATTGGCGACATGGATCAGGGTACGGACGAGTTCTACATCGATCCTGCCGTCATTCCCGAGGGCTGGACGTATGAGTGGAAGCGGTTTCAGGTGCTGGGGCAGGAAGACGCCACGCATCAGGTCCATCTGGCGCGGATGGGCTGGGAAGTCGTTCCTTCTCGTCGCCATCCCGGCATGATGCCCTCGTCGTGGACCAAGGGAACCATCGAGCGCAAGGGCATGGTGCTGATGGAGCGTCCCACGGAGGTTGTCGATGAGGCTCGCCGCATCCAGCAGAAGGTCGCCAAGGATCAGGTGCGCGCCAAGGAGGCCCAGATCGCAGGTACTCCTGATGGCACCATGACCCGCGACCATGCCCTTGCACGACCGAAGATCAACAAGAGCTATGAGCCGATCCCGATCCCGAAGGAGTAAAGTAGCTACTTGACAAGTAGAAAGTAGTGTGGTAGTGTAGGAGCACAAGATCGATGTTCGGTCTTGTGCTTCTTGCTTTAGGAGATTGATATGTACCTCGCAGTCATCCTCATCGGAGCCGGTTCTTCTTGGGCGCGCATGGAGTCCAAGGACGATGCCATCAAGTCGGCCTGCAAGATACTCAAGTCTGACTGGAGCAGTCTCTACAAGATGAAGAAGGGGACGGAGGTCAACGTGACCGTGGTCAACGTCGATGGCTACGATGACATCTGCTGGGGACTTGATGGATTCTTCTACAACAACGAAGATGGCACCAAGGGCAGGATCGATCACACTCGCGTCGAGTACACGAAGGCAAAGTTGCCTTGATGAGCCAAGCATCATAATGATGCCCTGAGAAGGGGGGAGATTGATTTCTCCCCCCTTTACTTTTCTAACCAACCATGTGAATAGTTTTGAGCCTCCCCCGGTGAGGAGGTTTTTCATCCCGGTCATAAGTCGCCCCGGTGTGCGATGATGGACCTCCTGAAGAAGGAGAATCCGTTATGGCGAACACCAATGCGCCTTTCGGCTTCCGGCAGTATCAGGGGAATGGCTCGGCTCCGACGTACGAGCAGGTCCCTGTTCAGATTGCCTACAACGCGACGAACATCTTCTTTGGCGACCCGGTTGAGCCGGATGCCAATGGTCAGGTGATTCAGGGTGACGGCACGACAGCGGCTGCTGGCATTGCTGGCATCTTTGTTGGCTGCCAGTACCTCTCGGTCGCCCAGAAGCGCACCGTGTGGTCCAACTACTGGCCCGGCTCGGATGTCGCCTCGACGCAGACTGTCACGGGCTACATCGTCAATGATCCGAATGCTCGCTTCGTCGTCCAGTCGGACGCGACCGGCATCGTGCAGGGTGATGTGAACCTGAACGTCGGCTACACCACCGGCACCGGCAACACGGCGAATGGCATCTCGGGCGCGTACATCTCTGGCGCGGCCACGACTGCCACCCTGCCGTTCCGCATCGTTGGCCTCGTCACCGATCCGCCGGGCTCTTCCGGTACGGCTTCGGGCGCGTACAACTGGGTGATCGTGGCGTTCAACAACGTCGCCACCAAGTCCCTCACGGGCATCTGAGAGGAGTAAGCACCAATGGCTGTCAATCTTAGTGCCATCAAGGATCTGCTCCTCCCCGGCCTCCGTGGCATCGAGGGCAAGTACGAGCAGATCCCGTCGCAGTACGACAAGATCTTCACGAAGCATGAGTCGAAGATGGCTCTGGAGCGCACCGCTGAGATGCGCTTCCTTGGCCTCGCGCAGCTCAAGACTGAAGGTGGTCAGACTGCTTTCGACAACAGCGCGGGCGAGCGTTACGTCTACAATCAGGAGCATACCGAGATCGCTCTCGGGTATGCCATCACCCGCAAGGCGGTTGATGACAACCTGTACAAGACGCAGTTCATGCCGTCGAACCTTGGTCTCATCGAGTCCTTCCAGCAGACCAAGGAGATCTATGGCGCGAACGTCCTGAACACCGCGACGACCTACAACGCTTCGATTGGTGGTGACGGCAAGGCTCTCGTCGCGAGCGACCATCCGATTGATGGTGGCACGGTCTCCAACACGCCTGCGACGCAGGTGGAACTCAACGAGTCCACCCTGCTCAACGGCATGATTGCGGTCCGTACCAACTTCAAGGATCAGGCTGGCCTGAAGGTGTTTGCGCGCGCGCGCAAGCTCATCGTGCCGACTGCTCTGGAGCCGGTTGCGATCCGTCTGACGAAGACGGAACTGCGTCCGGGTACTGCGGACAACGACGTGAACGCGATCATGATGACTTCCGGCGGCCTGCCGGAAGGCTACATGGTCAACGACTTCCTCACGTCCACCTCCGCGTGGTTCCTGCTCACGTACATTGACGGTCTCTCGTACATGGAGCGCGTCAAGTTTGAGTCGGACATGCAGGTTGATTTCGTCACGGACAACCTGCTGGTGAAGGGCTACGAGCGTTACAGCTTCGCCTACTACAACTGGCGAGCCATCTGGGCGTCGTTCCCGACCTGACCAAGGAGGGGGCGGGGAAACTCGCCCCCTTCTCATTCCGGGGAACCGGATTGCGTTGACTGCCCCGGCAGACGCTGCACCGACAACGTGATCCCATCGTGCAGGAGACTTGAATGGCAACCACGACCTTTACTGGCCCCATCAAGGCTGGCGATGTTCTGAACACGACTGGCACGACTGCCGGTACGGTGAAGAACGTCGGCTTCGTCAACATGGCCCAGTCTGTGGCAATCACGCAGTCTGCAACGGCTGCTGCTACCACTATCTGCATCCCCGCCAACAGCCAGATCATCGGCATCTCTGCGCTCGTCACGACGGGCTTCACGGGTGCTGCTGGCACTCTGAATGTTGGCACGACCTCCACCTCGACTGAGCTTGTCGCGGCGGCGAACTTCGACCTTGCGGCTGTCGGCCTCGCAACTGCCACTCCCGGCACGGATGCGACGCGCACGGCCAAGTGGATCGATGTCGGCACCACCGATGTCATCATCTACGTCAAGGCGGCGAACGCTCCGTCTGGCTCGACTGGCGCGGCGATCCTGACGGTTCGCTACGTTCAGGCTATCAATCTCACAGCGTGATCAGGAGAGAAACCATGAAGGGCAAGACTCAGAAGGGTGTGAAGGCGCAGCAGGATCTCCATAGCGGGTTCTATGCTGGCGCGGGTTCCAACGTGGCGTCCGAGGCGAAGAACAAGGCCGAGGGCTTCAAGCGTGGCGGCAAGGCGAAGCACATGGGCAAGGTCCACGGTGCCGCTGCGATGGCTCACGCTGGTCGCAAGCCGCGCAAGTCGGGTGGTGGCGTGTTCTCGTCCGCTGCCAAGGGCACGATGCGCCCCGGCTTTGAGGGCTGAACTTCAGCGATAGGCTGAACTTGAGCGGGGGCCTAGCGCCCCCGTTCTTGCATGGAGAGAGCGATGCCGGGTGCATGGACACGCAAGGAGGGGAAGAATCCCTCCGGTGGTCTGAACGAGAAGGGTCGTGCTTCTCTGCGCGCGCAGGGGCATGACATCAAGCGTCCGCAGCCCGAGGGTGGTTCGCGGCGCGATAGCTTTTGCGCCCGGATGACGGGACTAAAGAAGAAGCTGACAGGCTCTGCGAAGGCTGCTGATCCCAACAGCCGGGTCAACAAGAGCCTGCGGTCTTGGAACTGCTAATGTCTGCCAAGCCTCAGAATTCAGGTCTCTGGGGCAGAGCCAAGGCTGCTGCTCGGGCCAAGTTTGATGTGTACCCTTCTGCCTATGCGAATGCATGGGCGTCGAAGTGGTACAAGTCGCATGGCGGCAAGTGGTCTGGCTCGGACAACCGTGTCGCCAAGGCATCTGGAGGCGGGCTAGGAAAGTGGTTCGCTGAAGACTGGCGAGATGTGAAGACCGGCAAGGAATGTGGTAGGATCGAAGGAGAGAAGGGCAAGCGTCCGTATCCTGCCTGCCGTCCTGCCTCCGCTGCTTCGTCCATGACGAGTGCTGAGAAGAGGACGATGGCACGAAAGAAGACCGGCCCCGCTCGCAGATCGTGGCCTGTTTCTCCCTCTGGAGAGAAGAAGGAAGACTGAAATGCAGCTTATCAGTACATCCGTGACAGGTGTCGGCAGTAGCTCTGTCGAGGCTGTGTCCTATTTCACCAATCCGTTCAACGTCGGTCTTGCTGCTGTTCTCACCGGCACGGCTACGTTCACGGTACAGTATTCGATGGATGATCCGATGGAGTACGGCTACTCGGCGGCTACCGCTAACTGGTTCCCCGTGACTGGCCTCTCCAGCGTGTCGGCATCGACGGCTGCTGCCCTGACGGTTCCCTGCCGCGCCGTTCGCGTGACGATTGCTTCTGGCACGGGTACTGTTACCCTCTACGTCCAGCAGGCTGGCGTTCGCTAAGAGGTATCCATGTCCAGTAGCGGCACATACACCTTCAATCCGTCGCTGGGCGAGCTTACCCTGTACGCATTCAACCTGTGCGGGGTGAGGAACACAGCCCTGCTTCAGGAACACATGGAATCAGCGCGGATGGCATCAAACCTGATGCTGTCTCGCTGGTCCAACCAAGGTGTGAACCTGTGGAAGGTTGATCTCGTCACGCAATCTCTCACGACAGGAGTCGCCACATATAACGTGGACTCCGATACTGTCGTGATCCTTGATGCGTACATGACGACCGACAGCACGGGAGAGAACATCGACAGGATCATTCTTCCGATCAGCCGCACGGAATACGCCAGCTACCCCAACAAGGAGCAGCAGGGATTCCCAACTGTCTTCTGGTTTGATCGTCTACTGTCTCCTACGGTCAATCTTTGGCCTGTTCCTAACGTGGACAATGGTCCTCAGTACCTGAAGTACTACAGGGTCAAGCGCATCGAGGACTCCAACTTCACCAATGGTCAGCAGGTGGACATCCCGTATCTGTGGATGGAAGCTTATGCCTATGGTCTTGCCCAGCGTCTTGCGATGATCTGGTCGCCTGACAAGGTTGCGCTGCTGAAGCCGATGGCTGACGAGGCTTATGCGATTGCTGCTGAACAGAACGTGGAGACAGCGCAGCAGTACATCTCTCCGATGGTTTCTAGCTACTTCCGTCCGTAAGGATGCGTCATGGGTTACGCTTCACGGTCTGGCAGGGCAAGGACTAGTTCCAGAGATCCGCGCGCGTTTGCGGTCTGTGATCGTTGCGCCATCTGGTACAACCATCATCAGCTTCGTTGGCAGTATGATTGGGCTGGCGCGTCCCTGATCAACAAGAAAATCCTTGTTTGCAATACATGCTACGACGAGCCGCAGAACCAGCTTCGTGCCATCGTTGTTCCGGCAGATCCCACTCCGATCATCAATCCTCGCGTTGAGCCCTACGCTTGGGACGAGATCGATAGGCGTCAGATTTCCGGCTACAACACGGTCAACCAGCAGACTGGCATTCCCGTGCCAAGGGGCGACACGCGCGTCACGACAGAGGACGACATCGCGACGAACGACATTCGCGTCACGCAGCAGACTGGCGAGGCTCCGGGGGGCAAGAACCAGATGCCCGGAACAGATCCAAATGCCGTTACCTATCGTACCATCACCAATGCCGTGAACAACGGTTCTGGCCTGATCAGGCTGACTCTTGCGACCACCAATGGCATGATCACCGGTCAGATGGTGACCGTGAGGGATGTCGAGGGTGTGACCGCTGCGAATGGAGACTGGACGATCACGGTCATCGACAAGACCATGATTGATCTTCAGAGTTCTACGTTTTCGGGTTCCTATACCTCTGGCGGGTATGTTATCAACAATCCGAGCCTGCCTTACGGCTTCTCCGAGGTTCCCAAGACAGGTCCGCTCTGATGCCTCGTTACGCAAGCAACATTCAGATCCCGAATCTGCCGGTTGCTGTTTCGCTGAATGGCACAGAGCAGATCGAGATCGTTCAGTCTGGCGAGTCTCGCAGGACAACGTCGCAGGCTATCGCTGACTTGAAGGGTGTTGGGCCGACTGGTCCTACCGGCGTCATGGGGCCAACAGGCCCGACCGGACCTACAGGAGTGACTGGCCCTACATCAACTGTTCCCGGCCCTACAGGCCCCACAGGAGCGACGGGGCCGACCGGACCTACCGGACCTACCGGTCCCATCGGCTTGGCTGGTCCTACAGGCCCTACAGGCCCGATTGGAGACACGGGAAACACGGGTCCGACTGGTCCTACCGGACAGACAGGCGCAACCGGTCCGACAGGTACTGCTGGCCCCACGGGGCCGACAGGTTCTATTGGTCTGACGGGTCCGACAGGCCCCACGGGTCCAACTGGTGCTGTTGGAGCGACGGGGCCGACCGGACCTACCGGTCCCACAGGTGCAGCCTCGACCGTTGCTGGTCCAACAGGTCCAACAGGCCCGACCGGATCGACGGGGGCAATTGGACCTACGGGGCCAACTGGTCCGACCGGAGCTACCGGAAACATAGGCCCAACTGGTCCTACGGGATCGACTGGCGCGACAGGAGCGACCGGTCCTACTGGCCCGACCGGATCGACGGGAAGCATTGGTCCTACCGGACCTACTGGACCTACGGGCAGCACGGGTGCAATCGGCCCCACAGGCCCAACTGGACCTACAGGATCGACTGGAAACACAGGACCGACAGGCCCGACCGGAGCTACTGGCTCCACGGGTGCCGGTGGCGCTCTTGGATACTATGGTTCTTTCTACAGCGATGCCGACCAGACGGCTGCGGCAATCAATACTGTCTATGCAATGACGCTGGATCACACTCCAGAGGCAAATGGAGTGTCGATTGGTACACCTTCTTCTAGGATTGTGTTTGCATATGCAGGAACATACAATCTTCAATTTTCTGCTCAGTTTCACAATACAGGTGGTGGCGGATCTGGAAACACGGCAAATATCTGGCTTCAGCAAAATGGAACAAATGTCATAGAGTCTGACACTAGGCTCACGGTTCCGTCTAATGCCCCGTATGTTGTTGCTGCTTGGAACTGGGTTCTTAGTGTCGCTGCAAATGACTATATTGAGATTGTTTGGTCAACCGATAATACATCGATTCGGCTAGAGTCAGAGCCAGCCGCTGGCATTCATCCTTCCATCCCGTCTCTCATCGTCACCGCTCAACAGGTGATGTACACACAGGTTGGACCTACTGGCCCGACCGGCTCGACTGGCGCGATTGGTCCTACTGGACCCACGGGAGCGACTGGACTTACCGGTCCAACAGGACCGACGGGCGCAACTGGAGATGTTGGACCAACAGGACCCACGGGCTCGACCGGCGCAACCGGCGCATCTGGTCCAACAGGACCGACGGGATCGACCGGAGGTTCTGGGCCTACCGGACCAACAGGTTCAACCGGTGCATCTGGTCCTACAGGGCCAACGGGTCCGACTGGCCCTACTGGCGCGGCATCTACTGTTGCTGGTCCCACCGGTCCTACGGGGCCAACTGGCGCTAGTGGCCCCAACTCCATAACAATCAACACAACCACGATTTCTGGCGGCACCAGCGGAAATCTACTTTACAACAACGCAGGAACTGTTGGCGATACAAATTCTACCAATCAGATCATCTACAACAACAATACAGTAACCGTAACAACCAATGCTGGTACGGTTCCCGTAACCTACAAGCTGAACACGTTCACCAATAGCTCCGCAGCAACCATGACAATCACTATGGCTACTGCAAGTGCCGTCAACGGTCAGATGTCGATTGTCAGGATCTATGACTTCAGCGCAGTCGCTCAGACAATCAGTTGGGTGAATACCGAGAACAGCACGGTTTCGGCCCCCACTACATCCAACGGATCGACAACCCTGCCTCTCACGGTTGGCTTCATGTACAATGGCTCGACATCCAAGTGGCGATGCATCGCAAGTGCATAAAGGGGGATATCAATGGTGAAGATCGCATTTGAGCGTGGCAACGAGCCTCTCATCTACAAGGATGCTCTGTACTTCACGGAGGAGGAGTATGCGGCTCTCTCTCCAGAGCAGATCGAATCCATGAAGGATGAGCGGTACAACCGCTGGTACGCAATTATCACCACCCCGCCAGAAGAGGTAATCCAGACAGGGGATACCAATGGCTAACAGGTATTGGGTTGGCGGCACCGCATCTTGGGACGGTACTGCTGGCACCAAGTGGGCAGTTACTTCTGGCGGGGCTGGTGGGCTAGCAATTCCCACAACCGCTGACGATGTTTTCTTTGACGCTAATTCTGGAGCAAGTACTGTTTCAATATCTACAGGAAATACGGGTGCCAAAACAGTAACTTGTACAGGATTCACCGGGAGCTTTAGAGGTAACGGGGCACTTACGGTTGCTGGTAGTTTTATTTTATCTTCTACCATGACTGGTGGATGGACTGGACTTTTAACATTAACTGGAACTGGAACTCTTACTACTGCTGGAATTAACATAACTGCTGGAGTTACAATTAATGGAACTGGAATAGTGGTAACACTTGGAGATGCATTTCTTACTTCAAGTGGAGCAGTTAATTTAACAGCAGGAACACTAAATCTTTCTTCTTATACAATAACTTGTGCGTCATTTAACGCAAGCAATGGCAATGTAAGAACACTTGCCTTTGGAACTGGAGCTATAACCGTGGCTGGAAACGGAGCGGCCTTCACAACGGCATCAACAGGAGGATTTAATGTAACCGGCACTCCAACAGTTAATATAACAAATTCAGGAGCTGTTGCAACTTCAGTTTTTGTTGGCAATCTAACTTCAACTCTTACTATGAATTTTAATTTTACTGCTGGAACATATTCTCTTACATTTTTGTCCTCAACCACAAACTCAGTAAGAAGTGTGGATTTTACTGGATTTGCTGGGACATTGGGTGCTATTGGTACAACTTCTATTTATGGAGACTTGAAGCTATCTACCGGAATGACGTTGACCTCAAGCGCAAATCTTATGTCTCCCAGCGCAACATCAGGCACTCAAAATTTTACAACTAACGGCAAGACCATAAGTTTTCCAATTACTTTGAATGCTTCGGGGGCAACCTTGAAGCTATTGGATGCCCTTACTATGGCATCAAATCGCAACTTTACACATACCAACGGCACTCTTGACCTAAACGGAAACACACTCACGGCAGGTTCGGCAGCGGTATATCAGACTGCCGTAGGAACCAAAAATCTGACATTCAATGGAGGGACGCTTGTATGCCCGGCGGCATCTAGCACGGCATTCAGCAATGTTGCTCCGACCAACTTCACCACCACGGCTGGCACGGGCACCGGCAAGATTTCCATGACGGCTGCTTTGGGGAAAACTTTTGCTGGAGGTGGAAGTGCATATAATTGCACAATTAGTAATGATGGCGCCGGGGCTCTTACAATTACTGGAAATAATACATTTACAACAATTGAAAACGGAGTTAGCCCAACTTCATTTTCATTTGCAAATGGATCTACAACTACATTAACTAACTGGAATGTTTCCGGCACAGCCGGAAATCTTGTTACAATTGGAAGCCCTGTCGGCACAAATCATACACTATCAAAATCTACTGGAACAGTATCCTCTGACTATCTCTCTATTTTAAGAAGCACAGCAACAGGCGGCGCGACATGGTATGCTGGCGCAAACAGCACCGATGGTGGTAGCAATTCTGGATGGATCTTCACGGCTCCTCCATCAGTTGCTGCCGGTAAATTCTTCACCCTTCTGTTCAACTAGGGATTCGTCATGGCAAACACACAGATCCCCAATCTTCCTGCGGCCATATCCCTTAATGGATCTGAGCAGGTAGAGGTTGTTCAGTCGGGTGTTTCTCGCCGCGCCACGACTCAGCAGATTGCCGATCTGAAGGGTATTGGACCAACAGGTCCGACTGGTCCTGTGGGGCCGACTGGATCATCCGGGCCAACAGGTCCTACGGGTCCTACTGGCCCGACAGGATCGATTGGCATCACGGGGGCAACCGGCCCGACAGGCCCGACCGGCTCGACCGGCTTGACTGGCCCCACAGGTCCGACTGGCCCAACGGGAGCAACAGGTCTGACCGGCCCCACAGGCCCCACAGGCCCGACCGGAAGCACGGGGGCAATTGGCCCGACTGGCCCTACCGGCCCGACAGGCGCGACTGGACTCACCGGCTCAACTGGACCTACGGGTCCGACTGGAGATATTGGCATTACCGGGCCGACTGGCCCTACTGGCGCGGCATCGACCGTTGCCGGTCCAACTGGACCCACCGGACCGACGGGATCAACAGGACTCACAGGAGCAACAGGTCCAACAGGACCGACAGGTGCTACCGGACTGACTGGACCCACAGGACCGACAGGATCGACTGGCGCATCTGGGCCAACAGGCCCGACAGGCGCAACTGGAGCAGCATCTACGGTTGCCGGACCGACAGGTCCGACTGGAGCTACGGGGCTGACGGGTCCAACTGGACCGACCGGCTCAACTGGTGTAATTGGTCCTACCGGTCCCACGGGTTCAACAGGATCTGCTGGTCCTACTGGCCCTACGGGAGCAACTCCGTCTGTAGCCGGATCAACAGGATATGTTCAATACAACAGTTCTGGATCTCTAGGTGCTAGCTCAAATTTGTTTTGGGATATTACAAATAATAGACTTGGAATAGGTACCACATCGCCGACATATACATTGCAAGTAAACGGAGATTTGGCGTTTAATAGTGGATACGGTTCTGGTGCTATCGCATATGGGGTGCGCGCTTGGGTAAATTTTAACGGAACAGGAACAATTGCAATTAGAAGTTCTGGAAATGTTTCTTCCCTAACGGACAATGGAGTTGGG